TGATATTTAATATCAAGTTCGTGGTATCTGAGCAATTCCTCATATTCCAAAGCGCGGAGCCCAGCAAGCGCAGGGGCGTATTTATCAATGTAGTTTCCGATTCTGTCACCGTGATTACTCCTCATAGTGTGGAAGGGCTTGTCCCCCAAGACATCTCTGAACCCTTCCATTATCTCTGATGTCTTATCTAAACCTGACTGTAGAGTTTTAGCGTATTCGCCTGCTCTGCCTTTGTTCCAGCGTGATGGTTCAGGGCTATCAGCCTCATCACCCACGCAGTATAACTCATCCGGCTCGAAGTCATAAACAAAGTCCTGTAGTGCTGTAATGGCTCTAGCATCGTGGCTAGGAGCCTGTATGTCTGATAAGACTACTACTCGCTTTACCTTAGACTTCTTTTTACTCACGATTTCTTTTTCTTTCGTTTAGTTATCGTAATTTTCTTTTTAGTTCTACGTTTATTCTCCATAGCAACATTCTTGCTTTTGGACACTACACGAAGATTAGATTTGCGGTCATCACCAGCACGACCTTTATTATTCTTGTGGTCTACTTCTTTATTGCGTGGTAAAGTTTTTCCAGTAGACTCTTCAAAATCAACACGGGCTTTGTTAGAAGAAGTAGTAACAGTTTTACCATTTTTCTTTTTCTTGAAGACATAGATTGGTCTCCCTCCGTTTTGTTTGCTCCCTTTGTAGGGACCGTATTTCTTAACCATTATCCCATTTTCCTCTCAGGACTAGCAATCCTATGATTGCATAGTTAGCCATATCTATAAAAGAGTCCTCAAGAGATTCGTTCTCAGGTTCTCTTTTCTTATCTATTAAGTTGTTAATGCGAGCAAGTTTGTCGTGCATCCTGACTCGCAAACCATTGAGTGCTCCACCTGGACTTTCAGAAATATTCTTAGGTCCGTAATCCTTATGCTTTTTCAATAAAAGTTCAGCAAGTTCGTCATAAATTTGCCAAACATTTAAATCAAAAACCGTAGGCTCTTTAAAAGGTATTGACTTTTTAATTACAGAAGGATTTAGATAGTCCTCTTTCTGTTTGTAAATAAACTTCTTTTTACTTTCCATCTGTCTCCTTTAAGTACTTTTCGATATCATCAAACATATTTTCTATGCCTGAGATTACTTCTGCTTCTTTTAGGAACTCATCAAAGTCATCCCCTGTAGAGTTAACAAACATCAGAGATACACCCTGTATTGCTTCCCAAGCCTCTTGGTACTCCTTGTCAATAAACAGTCGTGTAATGTGGTTTAAGAAAGTAAACATATTAAAACTGTACCTCTTGTCAATTTTAATCATCCAGTCAAAATCAATATCTGCATGTTCTAAATATGCAAAGATGTTATCTGTTACAAAGTCATCGTACTCACAACGATACAAACCACGTTCATCAGGAAATATCATTGAGCACCTGCTATCTTTTCTTTAAAGTAATTCGCGCCTTGCGAACGGTAGATTGAGTTGACATCTTCACCTTCGGGGGCTTGGATGACAGTAAGATTGGACAGTTCTCGGGCAAGAGACTTGCCGAACTCATAACCTGCATTATCTCCATCCGCGAAGAGGAAAACTTTATCAAAGTCAACCAAGAGCCTAGAGTAATGTTTCTTCCAATTATTGACACCAGGAACACCAACGGACGGAATCCCGCATATAATATCCAGCGTAATTGTGTCAATCTCACCTTCGCAAATGCAAATGTATGACGATGCACGGAAAAACGCTCCCACATTATACAGCCGTGTCGTTGCACCAGAAAGACCCATGTATCTTGGTTCTTCGTGTCCGATGGCTCTGAATCTAAGGTCAACAACGCCTGATTTTGTAACGTAAGGGATAGAGAGCCGATTCGTATACGCTTCATGACCCGTTAGCGGGTCTAAGACGACGCCCAAGCGTGCTTTCTCCGCTGCCTCCATTGTGATTCCTCGTTCTGCGAGGTAATCCTCCGCTTCTGCGAGAGCGCTGTGGTAATACTTTGCCGCTCTCATTAAAGATTCTCTTTGCGATGTTGACTGCTTCAATGAAGTTTACCCCTTCTTTAGCCATAATTATAGCATACGCATCACCTTTTATTTGGCAGGCAAAACAACAGAAAGCATTCTCATCCCTAGTTGCTGATGCACTGTTATGCCTATCTTCGTGGAATGGACAACGCATAGAAAACCATCCGCGCCTTGTCGGCACACGAGCACCATAGTGCTCTAAAACCACTGTAATATCAGGCTTTTCGTTCATTCATAGCCCTTTGCAATAGTTCTACCCATACTGACACAGGAAGTGTAGCATACCATTCGGCAGGATTTCCCTTGCCTTTGCGTTTATGAATCACAACTCCAGTCCACGCTTTGGAGTTTTTAGTCTCAACTTTTAATTCTGCTAGCCATCCAGCCAAATCTAACTTTGCATGATTCTTAATTTCAATGCAGACACCATTGATTCCGGAGACATCTCCTTTATCAAAGGTGGCTCCCGCAAGCCGTCTTTCAGCATACGGGAACCACTGTTGGAGATACTTGACTACATCGCGTTCTGCTTGCGACCCTTTAATCTTGGACTTGCTTGACATTTAGTACCAGCCGTTCCTTTGCCAAAAAGCCCACGCCTTTTTGGGCGTGTCGTGACGGTGGACTATATATTTCAGCCCCCGATTAACCTGATATTCAATTGTTGAGTCATGCGGTGTACCCAATACTTGAGCAATACCGTATGCACTTGAGTGAGGATTGTCGGCTTTCCAGTTCCAAGCAGATTCCTTACCCCATAACTTAGCAAGTGCCTTCCATTCTTGGTTAGGCTTGCTAAACATTTTATTCACTTTTTTCTTTGCATATTGCCTTGCGTACATCCTAGGACTTGCGAGAACGACCTGCTCTGCCGATAGTTTTTGGACTATAGGTTGAGTTGTCTTCACTAGCCACGCACCCACACCGTGGGGCAAGGTTGCCACAAAGATTGCAATCGCGGATATTGTTGATACTGTTGATAGTTTCATGTTTACTCCTCAATGGGCGCGGTTGCCTGCGTTCCACAGTCAGCACACTCCATATCTAGAAAATACATCCCAATGGTATTATCTTCTGCGAAGACTACCTTGAGATTCCATACGAAACTCCCACAGATGCACACCGTGGTTGGATTACCACGGATATCCATCGCCTTGTCATAACTCGGTTTGAGTTCTGAGATTGGTCTGGACATTAGGACCTATCTGGGATATCTGATACGTCCATGATTTCAGGGTTGAACTGTAACCAATGAGCCGTACCCCCTGAAGGGTCTGCTTTGCCATATCGGTTCTTTACGGGCGCGACGGCTATATATCCTGGCGCGTCGGAACCTACCGTGCAAATCAGCGCAGGTAATTGTGCGACCATCCCCTGAAGCGCACTCCGTGGTTGACACGGATTACCTACATACGACTCTTTGGTATGATGTAGTACGAGAATAGCAGAGTTGGTATCTCTTGCAAGATACTTCAACTCTTTTATTGTAGAGCGCATACCCGCAAACTCTTCTCCGCCATCATTGGAGATATCCATAAGGTTATCCACAACAATGAGAGTTGGAGCGCAACCCCACAATTCTTCAAAGGCAAGTACTTCTTGGTCAACATCAGCCAGCGTTGGTGCTGACTCAAATGACCAAAAGATATGCCCTGAAGAATCATTGATGATTTTACGTGACTCATTGACCTTTTCAGCAAGCATAACTTCTGCTTCAGTCTGAGTCTTTCCAGTAATCATTGATAGTAAACGCATAGCCATAGTATGCGCGTTTGTGTCGGCACTTACATACAGCGTAGGTACTTTTGTACGCAACGCAATAGCAAGAGCAAGTGTCGACTTACCAGCACCAGGAGTGCCAGCAATCATCGACACTTCCGCTCTGCGAAAGATTATCTTGTTGTTGTCAAGAGTACGAAACACCGAAGGAAGTGGTTCCCCACCGATGTCCGCGCTACCAACAGCACGGGCAAGGGTTCTCATTGGCTAGAATGTACTCCATTCCGGCTCGTTCCTCTTGAGGAAGATTGGCTCGCATTGGTCAGGGGTTCCCTTAGGAGTTGGGCACATATAGGCCTTCCATGGACCCTTAGCGCTAGACCCGCTTCGCTTAACCATTGGACCATGCTTACAGTTGCGACCAACTGGCGCAGTTGACTGCGTGAAAGTCTGAGGTGGTTGTGCTACTGGTGTAGCCTTTATGGTTGCAGTTACGGTGTTAACCGCCTGCTCAAATGATGGTGCTCCCTCAAGAGAGGTAGCCATCGTTGTAAGTACTTTCTCTACACCTTCAGGACCAAGCACATCAGTTAGATGTGTCCTGAAATCCGCAAAGGTATCTGCTCCTATCACGAAGATTCTGCCATCATGTAATTTGCTACTGACTTGGAAGTTTGCTCCAGCCATATTATTCGTATCCTTTCGACTTATTCCCGTTCATCCATTTGCAATAAGTTAAAACACCGCACCGCCCACAAGAGTTCATGTTAGGCAAGAATGTTTCTGTCTTGCGCATCTTATCAAATCCTTCGAGAATCTGCTCGACGCGCTCAGGTTGTAGGTGGTCTAAATCCCATAGGGAGATGTAACCAGTGCGACCATCCCAAAAGCCTGCCTTGTCAACAGTAACCCCTTGCTTAGCGAGTGCCCATGCGTACACTGCCAACTGTAAGGGATGCTTCTGAGATGATGCACCAGTCTTGATATCGACGAGCACCCTATTCCCGTCGTAATCAGTCAGTACTCGGTCAATAGCCATTTTGACCACAGTACCTTGTATAGAAATCTCATATTGTTTTTCTATAAAGTCTTCGTAGACATTCCAGCCAGCATCGCGGAACTTAACCCATTGGTCAAGCATCCACCAGCCTTCTCCATACCACCAAGACATATCCTCTTTGCCACGAAACTCCCAAGAGTTCATATCGCCATAAAGTTCTTCATCTTGTTTGACTTGTTCAAACCAAGCCTTATTCCACAGTTCATCGATATTGTTTGTTTCACCGAATTCATGTTTGTCATAGAGTTCGGTTGCTTTGTGGACAGCAGAACCACCCGTAAACCATACTGCGTGTTTTTCGGGTACTTGGTCTAGTTTAGTAAGTTTGTACTTCCAGCCACACTCTAACCAAGTGTTAAAGGAAGAGTAAGATATATGTTTAGGTAATTCGCTCATTCCTCAAGTGTATCACACTCTCCACAGAATCCGCAGTCTAAATCGCAGGTCGCATTTACTGCAAACTAACATCGCCATCGGATTTTCCTAACTCTAAAACGGTGTCGATAGAATCATCGACTGAGTACGGATGCTCTATCGTACACTTTCCACATCGGTAGCACATCTTGCCTGAACCCCTGATTCTAAGAATATGCCCCCCCTACCCCCATAAAAAATTATGGTGAGTAGGAGGCTGGGTTAGGCTTCTGCCGTCACCCCTTCATCTGAAGTTTCTGCCCCACGGTTTCCCGTAGGGAAACTATAACACAGCCCTAAGAACTATGCTGGTAAACAGAAAAAGACCCCCATTCCTAGGTAGTTACCCTAGGTAGGGGGTCAAAGTGCCTAAAAATGCCCTTAGAAGGCTTTTAAAGGGCTATTTAGCGCCTCTGCCAAACTCGCTAGCAGATGGGTCTAACCACTTTAGGACAGGTCCAAGAAAGCCAGCCAATGCTGCAGTCCCAAGAACTTTTAGGTCAGTCTCACCAGCAAGGTAGAGTGCGATAGCAGCGGCTGCTGCGGCACGAAACCAGGTCAGTGATACT